CTGGTGCGAACGAGATCATTGAGGCTATTGCAAACGCACGTAAGTACGGAGCAAAGTTTGCCACGATGGGCAGGCTTATTGAGCAGATCCGCATGGATGCCGGAGACATGTCTGTACTAAGCGCCGGTGCAAGAGACTCAATTAGGAAGACAGTCCAGCGATACGCAAACTTTAGCGGTGAGCGCGGAGCGGTTGTGCGATCGACTCAGGACATCCTTACTGACACGACCAGCAACCTACTTAGGGATCACGCTGGGGAGCAAGCGATGTTTGAGGCAGCTAAGTGGTCTTACGCCAAGTCTGTAGAAGAGATGAACAGGGTTAACTACTTCAGCAGCAATCGCTCATGGTTTGAGCGAAGCCTCAACCACCCATTCCTGGGCCTTTATCCATTCTCGTACATGTTCGGCAAGGTTCTTCCTGAGCTGGCGCGATTCATGTTTTACAAGCCGTTCGGCGTTACGGCGCCAGGCGCAGGGTACGCAGCTTACAGGAAAATCTCTGAATACGTCTCGTACAACGGTCTGCCACCCGGATGGGAAACAACACAAGAGAAGCCAGACTGGCAGTTCCTGCTAGTTCAGCTAATCCCTGGAATCCCAGAAGATATGACCGTGGTCACTCCAAAGTGGTTCCGCTCTGGCGTATCAACGATCTCTCGCCAAGGCTACGACCAGTACAAGGCAACAGACCTTGCTGGCCAGGCATTTGACTGGGCCCTAAATAGCGGCGTAGGTGGGGTAACTCAGCTTGGCCTCAAGTCATTTGGCGAGCTGACCAATAATGCAGCAGATTTTATCACTGGTAAGTTCAATACGGAAGCAGATCCATTTAGAAAATAACACAGGCCAGAAGTACTGGTCTGGGGATAGTTAAGAAAGGAGCCAGAGATGGCAGACCTTGAAGTCGCGGCACCGCAGCCGCTTGAGTCACAGCAGGAGGAGGTAACTCCACCCGCAGTCACTGAGGCGGAGGATGATGTCGCCACTTGGAAGCGTCGTCTCTCAGGAAAGGACCAAGCTCTAACTGCAGCCCAGAAGGCGGCAGAAGAGTTTAAGTCCAAGTACGAGGAGCTCGCACAGTGGAAGGCCGCCCAAGAGGAGGCATCACTGTCGGAGTTTGAGAAGGCAGCGCGCAAGATTAAGCAGCTCGAGGACGAGCTCAAGGCCACGGAAACGCGGTACGAGTCGGAGAAGCTGAAAGCCAGCTTCCCTCAGTACTATAATTTCCAAGAGAAGGTGCGTAACCTGACAGAGGCCCAGCGTGCTGCGGAGTTTGAGAACTTTGTTAAGTCACAGATCGGTGGGGATCAGCCCACAGAAATCAGCGACGCTAACGCTCCAAAGCGTAGCGCCGGTAAAGACAAACCAATGAAGCCAGAGGACATCAAGGACGCAATTCGCGCCCTTGGAAATCCCTGGGCAGAGTAAGAGGAGGTAGCTAAATGGCTACTACATCAACCCTTTCGGGTCCTGCTCTGAACAACCTCAAGTCCTTTAACGGATCTGAGGCCAATGCGTTCCAGAAGCTCGTGCAGGAGCTTGTGTCGCAGAACGTTCAGGTTGAACTTCGAAATCGCATGGTTCACGCCCTTCCGAGCAACTATATGCCGGGAACCTTCATCAAGGGCACCGACCGCATTCGTTACGTCCGCTACCCAGACATCAGCCACTCGTTGACTGAGCTCTCGGAAGGCGTGACCCCTGACCCAGTGGTCAACCTCAGTGTCCGCACTGAGTACTTCTCGGTAAAGCAGTACGGTGCATACACCAGCCTCAGCGACATTGTCCAGCAGGACTCTCCGCATGACTTGGTGTCCATTGCATCGGAGCGCATTTCGTTTGCAGCAGCGCAGTCCATGGACCGCATTGTTCGCGACGTAATGAACGCCGGTACGGCTCGTGTTCACTACGCTCAGGCGCAGTCCACGACCTCGTCGATCACGACGCGTGCAGGCCTCGCGGGAGCAACAATCTCCGATAAGGCAGATAACGCTGATCGCCAGGACTACAAGCTTAGCGGCCTTGAAGTGAAGAAGGCTGTTGCTCGTCTTAAGACGGCCAACATCCCTCCGTTTGCAGACGGCTACTACCGCTGCATCATTCACCCAAATCAGCAATTCGACTTGCTGACGGATACTTCGAACCACGGCTTCCTTGAGGCCACGAAGTACACCCAGTCCCTTGACCTCCTGAACGGTGAAATCGGCGCCTATTCTGGCGTTCGCTTCCTCGTTTCGCCAGAGGCAAAGACGTTTGATGTTAGCGGCACCACGGTTTACTCGGCACTCTTCTTTGGTCCTGACGCATTCGTCGTCGGCGACTCACAGACGATGCAGACGTACTTCGTTGCGCCTGGCGGCGACCACTCCGACCCACTCTCGCAGCGCGCTCTCCTTGGTTACAAGGTGCGCTTCGGTGCGATGATCGTCGGCGAGGCCGCAGCTAGCGACTACAACGGCTTTGATAAGGCTGCTGTTGTTTCAAACGTTGCAAAGACCACCACGACCGCAGTACTCACGACCAGCGCAGCCCACGGGTTCTTCGCTGGCGAGGCTATCAAGGTCGTCGGTGTACATGCTGACGTTAACGGCAGCTGGACGCTGACTTCTGTTACCAGCACGACGCTCACCTTCACGGTGACGACGAGCGGTACCATCAGCAGCACTGCAGTCTCGGACGGCTTCGTTACGAAGATCGTTCCGCAGACCAGCACCGGTATCACGCGATACCTGCGTCTCGAGACGCGAGCAACCACTCTGTAATCAGAGTTAATGGTGGTACTCCCCCGGCCGGGTTATGACCGGTCGGGGGGGCCCCGATAGGAGAAAGAATGGCAGCAATCGACACGCTTCTTCAGAAAATCCGTCGCGACTTGCGCGATACCGGGACGTCTGACGGCGTAGACCGAACGTGGAGCAATCAGGAGCTTATTGACCTGGTTAACCTTGCTCTTGTTGACATCTCCCGGGCCTACCCGCGAGAGGTTGTGTCTACCGTTGCAGTCCCGCAGGTTTATTCAAGTTCACATCACACAAGCATTGCACTCCCAGCTGGCATGGAGACGGTGATCCGCATTGACGCTCTATGCTACAAGATTGATAACACAGTTAGCCCAATCGCCTCGTGGTATGAAGCTCTTGGACCGCTTGAGCCATCAAATGGATACGGCAACTACAGCGGCTGGGAGACCCACGCAGGAACAGTCTACCTGCAGCCAGGAATGTCTGAGCTCATTAGCCACCTACGCGTGGTAGGATATGGGGATTGGACCGTAGACACACTAGACGCCCAGGCAGAGGAAGCCCTCCGGTATCACATCCAGGCAGAGGCATTCTTCAAGCTCATGGCAGACCGCACCATGTTCCAGCAGTGGCAGGTTAACTCCGGAGCCACAGACGTATCCGTACCGATGATCAACCAGAACTACACAGTGGCACGACAGCGCTATGAGCGCCTATTGTCACGAATCAGGAAGATCAGGAGAGTTGCCTAATGGATTTCAATCGCCCAATCAGGATTCAAACTGGCCCAACAACGTTCCTAGACCTTAACTCGCTAGCTGGTGTCCGCGTTGGAGCGGCGCCGCTATCCGGGTTCAAGGTTGAATCTGCCAACTATGCGGCAGTGGCGGCGAGCGGGTTTATTGACAAGACCGCCCTGCGAGACGGCTCCAGCGTGACCGAGGCCTACCTTGGTTCCCGCGGAGTTGAGCTGGTGGTATCCGTGTATGGCGAGACCATTGGCGACTTCTGGGACAACATTGACACGCTGACCGCAGCCCTTCAGCCCATGCCGCTGGGGTTTGATTCAACGTACGGCGTACGCGCCCTGCGATTCTTCCAGCCTACGTGGGCCCTATCTGCAGACTTTCCTGGCGGGATTGAGCTTGACATGCTAGTTCGCTCCGCAAGTCTTCCGCAATACAACGTCGGCCGGCGCACGTCTGTTGGAAAGTCCAGTGACGGGTTTGCGCAGCCAGCTCAGATTAGGCTCATTGCTCCAAACCCAAAGAAGTTCTTGACTACAACCAAGTCAGGAGCTGGTACGCACCGCGGCTCAGCGCCTGTGTACCCTGTGCTTTCTAAGGCCTCATGCGCCGCAGGGGATAGCGTTACGTTCTCGTGGACTAGCGGCGGACTTACTAGCACTGTGGTGGCCACTGCTATTGACGCTGGAGCAATCTCTATCGACACAGACTCAATGGCCCAGACCAACTGCAGGATCAACCACGGAAATACCAGTGGGGATTTCCTTGTTCGACCTGGAGCTGTTGTGATTCAGGGGACCACAACCACAGACGCGGTAGTCACGTACAGGGAGGCTTGGCTTTGAGCAGCAGCGTCAGAATCCGCATCTTTGATATTGGAGTTAATCGCGGAGTTGGCGACGAGAGATGCATAATCTATGACGCTAAAAACGTCGGATCTGAGGTTTACGCTAACGACGTCGGAAGCGCATTCTGGACGCTGCCGATCAACCACCCAGCAGTTCCTGATCTAGTCCCGCTAAAGTGC